GCTCCATCAGTATACGCTCCAAATTGCTCCGTGAATGATAGAGGTGTTTCCGTGGGCTTCTTAACCCAATGGAAACGTTTGAGAATAGAATCTTGTTCAATTGGTGCTACAATTATATTCAAATCCTCATGTTGTTGGAAACCTCGTTTCAAGAAAGAAATATCTTCAATCCCGATATAAGGTCTCGAATCAGCACCTTTGTCGGCCATGGTATAACCAATGTCCAACTTGGCGAATTCTTGCTGACAAGATGTATGTGTGTACCATAAACAATGGTGCTTTACCGACAATGCATTATCATCGCCATAAGTACCGAGGCGAACATTGACTGCAAATTTCTCGCGAATCGTTGGCATCATTGCATAGTACACATAGCGCATCATCACAGAATTGCAAATACTGTTCAGTTGAACAGTAATGAGATTTCCTGATGGATTGCCGTTTGCAAAACGAAAAAGGTTACCGTCAAAAAGAATATTAGGATGAACAATGTCAGACAAGGCGCCTTCTATAAGGATAATATCCTCGTCAGAACAGCCGACTTCCTTGTACCATGATACTATGATCTTCGCCGCAGCTGCTGTAATTTGTGCAGCCATCCTGGTATCAAAACCAGAAAAATCTCCAGCAATCATGTTGGTAGAACTATACTCTGTCAAGTATGTATGGAAATCATCCCACTCTTTCGACAAAGGATTTATTCCTACCAAACATTCTGTTGTTCTCCAATGTTTCTTCATGATCTGGGGTACTCCCGCCAACACGCGCCTTGAAGCAACGAAATTAGCGAATGAACTTCCATAAAACTTCCGGACTTTATCTACAGCCTTCTCATTAGGTAACAACTCGTTCACCTTACTACTAGCCTTGTAAATTGACTCCGATCGTATCCGCTGAGACCAACAATCCAATGTATGGTCAATATCCTTCTGAATGTCAAACTGATCGTTGAACTCTCTAGGAATTTTGACCAAAGATTCATCCATTGGATCTCTCCTCAGACAATGCTTCTTTGATTTCTGTATTGGAAAACCTGCAGATGTATCGTTAGGTAATCCTCCAAGTCCAAACTGCCCGATACCATCCATAGCTTCCTCTTGCGAATAAATTCGCAACATGTTAGAAGCCTCAGGATCGCTCCGGATAGCACTGAGTGTGTGTTCGCGATAATCGTCAATCGCCATCTTCAAGATACCACCCTCATAATGTTGGACTGGATCTGTCAACTTGTTCAAAGTCTTCATACCTTTCTCAACATCATTTGGTTTTGTAGGAGGGCGATGCTTTCTCTCACCTAAATTCTCCACTATACCCTTAAAAGGTGTTTTCATATATGGGGGTCGGGCTCTGCTCTCAAGGTGTTGACCATCTTTTAAGACTGTGCCCAAGTACGTCACTATAGTCTTGTCTTTGGTACCATCTTCACGTAGGTAAAGAGGGGCTTCATTGACAAGCGTATAGGGTAATCCATAAGAATTCACGACCACATCACCTGTAGAGTGAACCAACATAGTTGGACTAGTTCGCCGCAAATTATCAAGGGCAGCTTTAATCTGAGATTGCAGTACACAGGTACTCCAACCAGTAAATGTGTTGGGGATACCCGCCACGTGGAAACCATATATGATCCCACAGTTGGCATCTACTACCAAACCACCACAGAGACCACCGAAGCCCTTGAACTCAGTATCATACTTTAGTCCTTCGCCTTTGGCTATCTCCAGTATGGTCAGCTTATGTTGTTGACCCCACAACCAACCAGGATGCTCTAAATATCCAGCATACCTAACAGGTTCGTGATTGGGTCGAGCAGCCTGACGGCTAACTTTCACCTCATTCTCCGGGGATTTCCACAACAAAACAGTTGATCTGTTATAAAAAGTTGGGTATTCCTCAGGGAAAAAGCGTGAGTAATCCGTGCTCGCAGGACTAGATGCCAAATGAATAAAAGCTTGATCATGTTCACGATCAATATGACAATACTCTGGCGTCAATTTTTGGTCCTTCGTACGTGCACTTGGTACGCCAGGTGTAGAGGTAGTTTCAATATCAAAAGGGAATGTGTAAGGAACTGCATGTGCTGGTATCATGATAACATTAGATGCTACCATTATCCCATTTACAGTACCAAAAATTTTCCCCTTAGACTTGGTCACCACAACACGCAAAGAACGTGCTAGGGATCGCTGTAGATCACTACTGGTTGTTGTGCGTGAAGTGGTTGTATCCTTAGGTGGTAATCGTGAGTATCCTTCCTTGTAATCGCGTTGATCTTGGATCTCATAAGTGTGCTCACCTTTGGCGGGACAATCAAGCACTTTGGCGAAATAATCCACCGTTGTGTCCAAATATGTTGATTTATCCTGCATCTTCTCTGATAAGAACGGTTTAATCACTTTGTACAAACCATAAGCAAGGAAAATACCACCACTCACCGCAAAATACTTGCGGGCATTGTTCTCTAAATGGGTTGATACATCCTCACATAAGGCAGACAAACGATCTTGACGACGAGAAATCTCATCATCAATTTGTCTGAC